GAGGAAAGCGATGCGGTGTGTACCTTAGTGTAGAGACTCCCGTTAAAAATCAGACAGAAACCGTGCGCTGGCGCGTTCCCGACTGGGAAGCATCCGATTCTGAGAAGATCGCTTGGGTTGACTCGCAGGTAGAAGAAAGTGAAGGTTGGTTAAGCGGACAGCCAAGTTATAAAAATCTAAATCAAAATCTACGTGTCTTTGACGGAATTTTCAAAGACAAAACTCGGTCAAGTCTCGTCACAAACGAGCTTCGGTATTCCGTCAATAAATTTTGCACGACGATGGCGGAAGTCCGTGAAATTGCTGGATTTAGCTCTGATGTACCTAATTACAAAAAGATGGCTGAGATGCTCACTGGAGTATCGAAGGCTGTTTATTTAGAGTCTGACTTTCCCCTTCAAATTCTCAAAGCTCTGCAATACGCGACGGTCATGGGCGTCGGCTACTTGTGGGCAAAGGTTCGCGGCTCTCAATATAATTTCGGCCCACGGGAGATGATCTTTGATGCGCTAGGACTCCTAGATGTAATGCCTACGCAGGTTCCGTCAAAGACTAATGATGTTCAAGATGCCTATTCCGTAACGGTTTACGATTACATGCCTATTGCCGAGGCGTGTGCAAGGTTTCCTCTATTCCAAGGAAAACTTCAAACAGTAGGACGTTCAAACTACAAATCTCTGATTCAGGCGCAGCGGCAGGATTTTGCTGCAACATGGCGTTATGGGCAAGTGGGCGAGACGCAGAGCAGGAGTTTTGGAAACCTCTACACAGAGATAAGGTACACATTCGTTAGGGACATACGGATAAATACAACTGGCTTGGAAATGAAGATGGGGGACGAGGGAACGTCCTGGTTTTATAAAGTACCGGCGCTAGGACAGGAAATCTTTGGAGGGATGAAGAATGGCCAACCTTACTATCGCCCTGCAATGGTGGAGGATTGCCGCATCTACCCTAACCTTCGGCTCATCATTACGTCTTCAGGACTCGACCAAGTTATGTACGACGGTACTTCTTTCGACTGGGACCCGGAAATTCCAATAATCCAATACACAGTAGACGATGTAGCGTGGGAGCCTTCAGGAAGATCGTTAGTAGGGGATGTAGCGTCAATCCAGACAACGATTAGGAAGCATGAGCGCAAGGTCGATCAGACCATGACGGCCAAAAAGAATCCTCCAATGGGCTACGATCTGGATACCAATGGAGGAGCGAAGATTGAGCACTTCGATATATTTGAGGAAGATGTTCGTCTAGGACTAGCAGGCGGTCAGGAGCCAACAAAGGCATTTCAATCCCTGCTTCCTGATACGGTTACAGTCGATAATATAGACTTCACTTGGCTGAAATACCTTTCTGAAAAACTCCTAGCGCAATTAGGATTGAACGATGTTGGCAACTTGGCCAATATGAAGTTGAATATCGCCAACGACACAGCAGATAAGGAAGTAGGGGCTATCGGTCCTATCGCCAGAGGGATTGCGATGAGGATTGAGAAGGCGAATAAGAAGTTGGGCGAGAGGATGAAGTACCTTATTCCTCAATGGTTTGACGCTGCTAGGCTTATTGAGTATGTTGGACCTGACGGAATTGCAAAGGAGATGTTCGACCTCAATCCTGATGACATGGTTCCAAGCCATTTGCCTGATGAATTCATAAACGGAAATATGTACCCCACCACGCCGTCGATGTACGACAGACTGACGAGGGCAAAGTATTTCGTTCGGAAACTAAGGTTGATTTCCGTGCCGAGTACACTGTTGAAGATCACACAAATCCAGGAGCAAATGAAGTGGCTTCAACTAAAGCGCCAGCCTGATTGCCCGGTAAGCTGGGAAACGACAATGGAGAAGTTGGACATTGCCAACCCAAAAGACGAGATGAAGAAATACTTCAAGGAGCAACAGGAACTCACCAAAGCCAAACTGATTGGTATGGCAATGGCGCAGGAGGAAATGAAGAAGCTCGGTATCCAACCGCCAGAGGAAGGTGGAGGTAAGGGCGGCGGTGGAGGCAAGGGTGGAGGCGGAGGATTACACGCAGGTGGACGGCCCCCTTCGGGAAGCAAGCCGCCTCGCATATCGCAAAAAGGTGCGGCAGGTGGAACGCCCAGAACCGTGGTGAAGGAATCCTGATAACTGTAAGAAAACAAACAACATAAGGAGAAGGAATGGCAATCAAGGTCAAGACACAGAAATCATATTACGTCACGGAATTTAATCTGGAATTACCTGCTCACGCTGGTGAACTCGACGACACATTGAAGGCAATCCAAACCACAGGAAAAAGCGTCACTCTGTATAATGATGGGAGCGTGCTTGGAATTAACGTAGAGCAGAAAGAAAAGATTCCATCTGAGGTGATTGACCAGAAAATTCGTGATCTTTTAGGTTTGGATACAAAATTTCTGTAAAAAGTGCTTGACAAACAGGTACGAATTGCTGTAGGTTTTTGAAAGAGATTCATCGAGATACATGCGCCCCTCGCGCAGAAGTTTAGAGGGAATACGCAATGGCTCATTAGGCGAAGTGGCCTGATGGGCCATTTCCTTTTGCAGTCAACCTCAAACAAAAAAGGAGTATTCCCAATGGCAAAGCATCGTGTAGGCGGAAAAAAGGCGCACGTGAAGAAAGTCGGCAAGAAGCGCAGAGGCGGCAAGCGTCACAGCAAGAAGAGCGCAATCAAGGCGTAGTTGGTAGCCACTAACCGTTAGACGGAGACGAAATGGCTACACCAGCAATGCCACCAACGCCAGATCAAGGAGGATCGCCCCCTTCGGGAGCAGGTGGTCCTCCTTCTCCACCTCAAAGTGGACCACAAGGAGGCGCACAGCCTCCATCGCAAGGTCCAGCCAATCAAATCCAACAATTGCTCGGCCAATGGTCGCAGGTAGCGCAGCAAATCGCATCTGCGTACCCTCAGATTGCTTCACAGATGAACAAGGTCGTACAGGCGATAGGAGAGGCACAGACGGCAATGGTTACGCCTTCTCAGCCGACTCCAATTTCGCAGCAACCTCAAGTAAGCTAACGAACACAAATCCGGGAGAATAGTGCAAATGACATTAGCCGAAGTTTTGAAGAATTCGGGCTGGAGCCAGGAGCAGATTGATGCTCTTGACGCGAAAGCCATGAGTGGGCTTACCAGCTACGTTTCCAATATCGAACAGACAGCGGCACAGAAAGAACAGGCGGCAAAAGATTTAGCAGCAAAGGCGGAAGCGGATCGTAAAGCACAGGAAGCAGCCGCCGAAGCTGCCAGAGTTGCACGGGAAGCAGCAGAAGCATCCGAAAGAGGATGGGCTGATTGGCGGGATAATGTTTATAATCCTGGCATCGCCGCATGGGAAACCGAAAGACAAAAGTTGGCGAAGGCAGCATCAGATGCCGCAGCGGAAGCAGCGTTCTACAAGGCGCAGAGAGAAAGTTATTTGGGGACGCTCAACATCAACCCGGAAGACGCTCCGGTATTCACTCCTCCAGCCGCAGTTGTAGTTCCTCCCGCTCCAAAGACTCCCGGAACTCCCACATTTACGATTGATGAAGTTCGCAACGAACTAGGAAATTCTCTTGGAACGGTAGCCAATATCCAATGGGAGTACCAAACGCTTTACGGAAAGCCAATGCCGATCTCTCCTACCGAACTTCTACGGCAGGCTGAGGCGAACAAGTTCAAAGACCCTGCAACCTACGCCTCTCAGATTTTCAAGTTCTCGGAGAAGAAAGAAGAGATGCGTCTAGCAGCAGCGAAGGCCCATGACGATGCCGTAGCCGCCGCTGCTGTAGCTGAGAGGGAAGCAAAGTACAAGGAAGAGACCGACAAGCTCAAGGCTGAATTTGCGGCTAAGGAACGTTTAAGAGCGGAGCAGGCCGGTAGCAATCCTGATACGAAGTTGCCTCCAGGATCATCGAAGTTCTCCGATTTACAGAGAGCAACGAAGGCGGGTGAGCGCAAAGACCCGACAAAGATGACTCAAGCCGAACGCAGACAGACTTCTCTCGACAATATTCACAAGGCTCTGGAAGAAAGACAAGCAGTTGTAGCGTAAGCGGAAGATTCAGAAAAACAGCGTAAATCGCTGAAAGGAAACGAAAATGCCAATTACACCGACCGATCCAACCTTCGGCGAAATTGATTCCACAAACC